TTCCTTAAATATGTCTTTATCTTTCTTTTTAGTTTCTTTTTTAGGTTCCTTAAATATGTCTTCAAATTTCTTATCTTTCTTTTTAGTTTCTTTTTTAGGTTCCTTAAATATGTCTTTATCTTTCTTTTTAGTTTCTTTTTTAGGTTCCTTAAATATGTCTTCAAATTTCTTATCTTTCTTTTTAGTTTCTTTTTTAGGTTCCTTAAATAGGTCTTTGTATTTCTTTTTTTGTTCATTTGTAGATTCATTTGAAGTTTCTTTAAATATATCTTCAAATTTCTTCTTTTTAGGTTCCTTAAATAGGTCTTTGTCTTTCTTTTTAGGTTCCTTATATTTCTTTTTATCTTTCTTTATAAATTCTATTGTAGATTCATTTGAAGTTTCTTTAAATATATCTTCAAATTTCTTATCTTTCTTTTTAGGTTCCTTAAATAGGTCTTTGTATTTCTTTTTATCTTTCTTTATAAATTCGGGTGTAGATTCATTTGAAGTTTCCTTAAATAGGTCTTTTAATTTCTTATCTTTCTTTTTAGGTTCCTTAAATAGGTCTTTGTATTTCTTTTTATCTTTCTTTATAAATTCTATTGTAGATTCATTTGAAGTTTCCTTAAATAAGTCTTTTAATTTCTTATCTTTCTTTTTAGGTTCCTTAAATAGGTCTTTGTGTTTAGGTTGTTTAATAAAACTAAGTCGTTCTTTATAATAATCGCACGCTTTTTTTGATGCTTCAATTTGATTATAATTACAAGATTTTTTTGATATATTATTTCTGGAACAGTATGATAATCTTTCAATATATGGATTAGGTTTTATACAATTTTGGTGAAAAATTGAAAATTCACATTTTGGTGATTTACATTTATCCATATTTATTCTATATTATACAAAAAAAAATAAATTGCGGTAATAACTATTGTTTAATATTACTACTACTGACAGTTGTAGTATATTTTAAAAAACAATTTAAAATGTTTATATGTAATAAATTAAATTTGTTTTCTGAATAAAGTTCTGGATTTAAATAACCCATCATTTCACTAATAAAATTAGGTATTGTTTCATCTTTAAAAAATCTATTATATCTAGTTAATTCTTTTAATATTTCTTTATAATCATTAATTATTTTTACAATATATGATTCATTCATTTTTATATTAGATTTATCATTAAGTGATTCTGCTAATCCAAAATCATTTATTACCCATAAATATCCCATATTTTTAATATTTATAGTAAAATTATAAAAGGTTGTTGAAATATTGGTATTACCTGGTTTAATTTTATGATATAAGAAATTTCCAAAATGTGTATCACTATGTTGCATTCCTGTGCATATTTGAAATGATATTGTTGATAAAAATAATTGTACTAAAGCATTAAAAACTAAATCATTATTTTCAATTTTATCAGTTTTAGAATCTATTATATTTACAAAATAAAAATCAGCAGTTCCATTTGCCATTTCATAAATTTGAAAATATAATTTATCATTATTTAATAATGAATTATATCCACTGTCAAATGATGATTCTGGAGAATATTTTAATGAACCAGAATCAGTTTCACTAGTATATACATCATTCAATTCACCAGTATTACATTTTAAATAACCATACAGTAAGGGGAAATTATAAAAATTGTTTTCAACATTATAGAGAGTTAATTTTTCTGCTATTTTTATTTCTTTTGTATTAATATCATCAATTTTACATATTTTGACAGCAAAATATGGAATATTTCTATATTTATCTTTTTTATTAAATCTATAATAACATTTATAAACAATACCATATGAACCAGAATTACCTAATTGTTTTTCTAATATAATTCTATTACCAATTCTTAATAATTGTCTTCCATCTTTTATTTTATATTTCTTAATACAATTATTTTCATATTTATCATTTATTTTAGATATATATTTATGTAAAATATTATAATATTCTATTCTATTACTTGTAAATTCTTCATATGATACTAAATATTGTGAAGGATTAAAAAAATCATATGATGATTTTTCTATATTTGATTTTAATGATACTCCTGTTGAATATTTAGAAAAAGAAGTTGATTTTATTGAATAAAATACATCAGATAATGATTTAAATGAAGTAGAAGAAGAACCTGTTTTTATTGAAGAAGATTCTTTCAATGATTTTTTAAATAATTCTTTTGATATATTTGGTACTGATGATGAAGATTCAGCAGAAGCAAATTTTACTGGTGATGAAGATTGTCTTGATGATGAAGATTTAGCAGAAGCAAATTTTTCAGGTGATGAAGATTGTCTTGATGATGAAGAATTAGCAGAAGCAAATTTTCCAGATGATGAAGATTGTCTTGATGATGAAGATTCGGCAGAAGCAAATTTTTCAGGTGATGAAGATTGTCTTGATGATGAAGATTCGGCAGACGCAAATTTTCCAGATGATGAAGATTGTCTAGATGATGAAGATTTAGCAGAAGCAAATTTTTCAGGTGATGAAGATTGTCTTGATGATGAAGAATTAGCAGAAGCAAATTTTTTAGGTGATGAAGATTGTCTTGATGATGAAGAATTAGCAGAAGCAAATTTTTCAGGTGATGAAGATTGTCTAGATGATGAAGATTTAGCAGAAGCAAATTTTTTAGGTGATGAAGATTGTCTAGATGAACTACTACTTTTTGATGATTGTTTTAATAAATTGGAACATTTTTTTAAATATTGTTTATATAATGGTCCATCTTTTTTAATAGCATTATTTGTTTTAGGATTAATTAATCTATTTTTAATCCATTTTTTACATAATGATATATCATCAGTATTATCAACAGATTTTTTTATATTAGGAGAACATTCTTTTTGAAAAATTTTATAAGTTGGTCCATCTTTTTTAATAGGTTTTTTTGAAATAGGATTAATTAATGGGTTAGAATGCCATTTAGAACAAATATCTTTTGTATAGCGTGTTTTAATATTATCTTTAATTGATTTTGGAGAAGATGATTTTGAAGAAGATTTAAATAATTTAGCACATTCTTTTTGAAAAGTTTTATAAATTGGTCCATCTTTTTTAATAGCTCTTTTAGAAATAGGATTAATTAATGGTGCAGAATGCCATTCAAGACAATTTTTTTTATTATATAAAATATTAGATGGCATATATTTTCTATTATATTAATATAAATAAAATAAACTTATTATACAGATAAATATGAAAAAATATATATTTATAATAGATTTAGATAGTACTTTAATTGGTAATTGCACATATCAATTACAATTATATAATAAGGTTGAATTAATGAAATCTTATAATGGTCCTAAAATAAATATTAAAAAGGTATTATCACCACAATATAACGAAAAGGTTAAATTAGTTCGTCCATTTTTTGTTTATTTCATTAATAAAATGCGTGAATTATATAATAATAATGTTTCTTTTTATATTTATACAGCATCCAGTTATAATTGGGCGAATTTTCAAATTAAACTTATAGAAAAAGAAAATAATATTAAATTTAATAGACCTATATTCGCCAGAAACTATTGTGTTATGAATAATAAATATACAAAAGATAAAACAGATATTTTATTTAAAAAATCTATAAATAAAATTTTACCTAAAATTAAGAATTCTAAAGATAGTGATATTATTATTATTGATGATTCAGCAGTATATATTAATTATAATGAATTTCATATCCATTGCAAAGAATATAATTATACATTATTTAATGATACAAATGCATTTATACCTGATTATATGAATAATGATATGGTTGATGGAATGCATTGTCCTTATAAACATAGTGATTGTAGTATTAAAAATAAATTAAGATTATATAAATGGTTATATAAAACATTACTCAAAATTAATAAACAAAATGATAAATATAAAAATGATAAATTTTGGATAAATTTGGCGAATGCGATAGAAGCAAATAAAATTACTGAATATACACCTGATATTATTCAGCAATTAATAAAAATAGCAAATAAATATTAATTAGTACAATAATTAACATTATACATATAATAAAACCAATAAAAAGGTCCAAAAAATAATGCTAATAAAAATCCTGCCGCTTTTGCACCTCCAGTTCCATTATATGACAAGCAAACAATAGATGCAATAAATGCTGATAAACCAGCAATTAACCATATGAGATATAATAATATTAAAATCATTTGTTCTATTATTTATTGAGGATAATAATTATTATTAGTACAATAAGTTTTTCTAAATATATAATATAACCAGAAGAAAGGACCAGTAAATAATGCAAATAAAAACCCTGCTATTTTAGCACCTGTTGTTCCATCATATGATAAACATAAAATAGACATAAGGAACCCAGTAAATGATGCTATTAACCATACAATCGTAAATATAAAGATAAATATGCCTGATATAATACTACCAGTATTATTAACTTCATTATCTGCCATTTTTAATATAAATAAATCTATATTATACATATAATTTTATTTTTTTGAATATATATTTGAATAATAATATATACACATTAAAAAAGCATCGCATAAATCATCTTTTTTTTTAAATGAATCTATTATATCTAATATTTTCTCATCTTTGAATGTCGTTGTTAATAAATGTTTAGTATAAAAGATTGAATCCATTTTATTTTGTTTATATTTATCTTTCTCAATATTATCAGGATAAACATCCATTATTTTTAATTTATGTTTTGCTGACACATAAATAGTTTCAATATCTATATTTTGATGTTTCCCAATAACTTTAAAATAAGTATTTATACAAGTTTGAATTGTTCTCATTATAGAAGTCATTTGACATTCAATGAGAATTATTATTTTATTATTAATATCAATAGTTAATGAACTCATAATATCATCTAAAAATTCAATAGTATTATTAATAATATTTTGAATATTATTTTTATTTGAATTTAAATCAATTTTATTAATATCAATAACTTTAAATTCAGCATCTTTACATATAGAAAAACAATATGCCATATTTTTAATGCCTATATCAAATGATAATAATTGAATCATACTTATATTATTATTATTAATATATATAGTTTTATATTATTATTAATATAAGTATGAGGGCATTATTTATTTTTAGAAGGGATTTGAGAACATATGATAATACTACTTTAAATAAGTTAGTTATTAAATATCCAACTATTGAAATATTACCAATTTTTATATTTAATAAAAAACAAATAGAGGAAAAGAGTAATAAGTATTATTCTAAAAATTCAGCACAATTTTTATTTGAATCATTGGATGAATTATCATTTTTAAATTTTTATTATACCGATACAGATGATATTTCTATAATTGATGAAATATATAAAAAAAATAAATTTGATATTATTTCCTACAATAAAGATTATACACCCTATGCTATAAAACGAGATAATGATATTAACATTTGGGCGAATAAAAATAAGATTGAAATAATGGCATTTGAAGATTATACATTAAATCCTATAAAAAGTATTCTCAAAGATAATAATGAACCTTATTTAAAATTTACGCCATTTTATAAAAAAGCTATTTTAAAAAAACCAGAATCATTATTTAATAATAAAAAATTTAAATTCATTAAAGATAATAATTCTAAAACATTAAAAGATTATAATTATTTGCGACCTGTTCCTAATATTCATATATTCGTCAATGGTGGCAGAATAAAGGCATTGGAAATATTGGAACGATTGAAGAATGGTTATTATAATAATTATGATGATGAAAGAGATTATCCGTATTTAAATAAAACAACAAGATTGAGTGCATATATTAAATTTGGATGTATTAGTATTAGGGAAATTTATTATACATTACCATTAAATCACGGAATAATTAGAGAATTGTTTTGGCACGATTTTTATGCTATAATAACATTTCATTTTCCATATATATTTCAAAAATCTTTTAATAAAAAATATGAGAATATTAAATGGAATAATAATGATGATTTATTTAATAAATGGGTAAATGGTATGACTGGATTTCCATTAATTGATGCTGCTATGAGACAAATTAAAATATGTGGATGGATGCATAATAGATGTCGTATGGTTGTAGCATCATTTTTAGTTAAAAATTTATTAATAGATTGGCGTAAAGGCGAAGAATATTTCGCAAAATCTCTCGTTGATTATGACCCATCCTCAAATAATGGTGGTTGGCAGTGGTGTGCATCAACTGGTACAGATAGTCAACCATATTTTCGCATATTCTCCCCAACTTTACAAATGAAACGTTTTGATAAAGACTGTGAATATATAAAATTATGGATTCCAGAATTAAGAGAAGTTCCTAATAAAATAATATTAAATTGGGAACAAAAACAATATCCTAATATTAATTATCCTAAACCAATTATTGATACTAAAATTACTGCCGCATTATTCATAAAAACATTTAAGGAGATTTAAACAATATCCTTAAGTGATTTTATAATATTAGGTAGAGTAATATAGATACAAGTATTAGGAATAGAAGATGATTTACAGTAATTATTGTAGGATTTATATAAATTTAGGATAAGTTCTTTATCATTTTGAAAGTTTTTTTCATTCTTCAAATCATATTTATTTATAATTTCCGTAAGTTCTTCAACAGTAGTTGAAATAGTAATTGTAGAAACTACTTCATATGGTATATTCTCATATTTAATAAAATTGCAATAAATGACATCTCTTAAATTATTATAAGTTTCAATATTAATAATATCTTTTTTTAATTGTTCCTTTGTAATATATTCAATCTCATTATCAATTAGAATTGTTAATAATTTTTCTTTTGATAATTTATAAATATTACTGCAAATAACACCTTTCTTATAATAATGAATATTGATAGAATTAATAATATCATATTTATTCATTTTTGTCTTATCAGTCATTATTTATCTTTATCGTTAAATAAAACAATTGTCATTTTTTATTTATAAAAAAAAATGAGATAAGTTTATTATTATTATTATTAATAATGAATAGAGGATATGGTGCAGGCGGTGCTAATACAAATTATTATGGTAAAATGTTTGAAGACAAAACTAATAATTATAATAAATTATTAGAATTAGGATATATTGAATATAAATTACCTGATAAATGTAAATATAATTATTATTTATCTAAAACATTTGAAGATAAAACTATTGTATTTACTTTACAAAATGGATTAAAAAAATATATGAAATTTAAATATGATATTGATATATTTAGATGTCCTGATGAAGCTTATATAATTGAATATAATACAGGTAAAATTGATATTAAAATTTTAGAAAAAAAAGAACAAAATACAGAAGGTTCCGTTGAAACTAAGTTATGGGCAGGTATAGCATTAAAAAGAGAATATGAATTAGTTTTAGATGAAAATTTTAATATATATTATTGTTTCTGTGTGAATAATTTTCTAAAAAATAAATTTATATCTCAAGATATAAAATATATAATATTGAATAAAATTTTTATTGAAAATAATATAAATGTTTTATATGGAGATGATGATAATTATTTTGAATTATTAAATAAATGGATTAATAATTCATTATAATAACTTCCTTTGCTTTTGCATTTGGATTTTTAGAATTTATTGTTCTTTTACATACAATTTCTATAATCCTATATTTGTCATTTTCATTTTCATTATCATTACTATTAAAATTATCTCTAACTAATTTAACATCTGCATTACTTAGCATTATTTTTTTATTTTCATTTGATAATTTATGAATTAAATCAAATAAATTATTATGTTGATTTATATTAAATCCTTCTTTTGTATATCCAACAAATGATGTCTCTATTTCAGGTGCATATGGTGGATCTAAATATATAAAATCGTTTTCATCAATCATATTAAGAGATATAGAAAAATCGCAACATTCAAATTTAACATTTTGGATTAAATGATGAATTTCTTCTAAATGATTTTTATTTATAATTTCAGGATTTTTATAATTTCCATATGGTACATTAAAACCATTTGGACCCATTCTAAACATTCCTCTAAAACAAGTTTTATTAAGAAATATAAACATTGCCGAACCTATAATATCATTTCTTTCATCATTTGATAATTTATTATAATTCTTTCTTATCCAATAATAATAATTTTCTTTATTTTTCATTGCTTCTTCTAGATTTTCAGGAGTTCTATTAATTTCATCATTAGTACATTTATTAAATTCTAAAATTAAATTTTCTAAATAATTATATAATTCATTATGTCGTTGTTGAATATTTTTATACATATATATCAATGGTTCATTTATATCATAAGCATATATATCACCATTTATTTTTATATTTTCATTCTTAACATATGAAAGAAATGATAATAATACACTTCCACCTCCTAAAAATATTTCACGATAATTATTTATTTCTTTAGGAATATTATTAATTATTTTATCTATGATTTGCGTTTTTCCTCCAACCCATTTTAAAATAGGTTTAGTCATTTATAATAATATTAATAATAATAAATAAATATATCATTTTTTATAAGCAAAAGTTTGAAAAAATGATTTCAAACTTTAACAAAAATAATTAGGAGTTTAAAGCAAACAATGGAAGCACATAATGAAAAGTTCTTTGAAAATGAGAATGGAGTTTATTTCAAATCATTATATCCTTCGCAATGGTTTATTAAGTCTTTCGTCATTGACGGAATTACCTATAACTGTTGCGAACAATATATGATGGCACAGAAAGCAAAATTCTTCAATGACGAAGAAACTGAAAAATTAATTATGAATGCAACTGAACCTAAGGAGCAAAAATCTTTGGGAAGACTAGTTAAAAATTTTGATGAAAATGAATGGAATATTGTTGCCGATGAAATTGTATTTCAAGGTAATCTCGCAAAATTCTCTCAAAATAAAGAACTTAAAGAAAAGTTGCTGGCAACTGGTGATAAGATTTTCGTTGAATGTTCCCCTTATGATAAGATTTGGGGAAATGGACTTAATATCACTGATACACTTAATACTCCCCCTCATAATTGGAATGGTACTAACAGACTAGGAAAGGCGATTATGAAAGTTCGCGATGTTCTTAACGCGAATTAAGAAAAATAAATATTAAGAAAAAATTACTCAGCAACAGATTCTTCTGTTTTTGGGTCTGCCGCTTTTTTCTCCTTCGCCTCCTTAGCTTCTTTCCATTTCTCAGTCGCTTTACGCATACGGTCTTTTGGACTACATCCATCAGTTTTTAGAAGTTCCATCTGTTCCTTAATGAAAAGATTATATGCAGAAGGAGGTTTTTTAACTCTGGGTTCTCCTGATGCATCTGTTGATTTA